CTGCATTGTTAAGTGGCTATAAGACTTTTTATGAATTGAATCTTAAGCATAAACGGTTAAATTCATATGTTACTATATGGAATGAACATCCATGTTTTAGCATTCTTAATGGTTATGTTTCTAATGCCATTATACCTGATTGGATTGCTTTAAATAGCAACGTTTGTTGGGTACAACAAAAATTTCCATCTGAAGATGGTTTACTTTTTCATACTAATGAACCAATTATTGATTTATTAGAAGATCATTTTCAAGTTAAAATGATGTGGTTTCCTGATCGTAAAGAAGATTGGGATGAATTTTATATATCACCTGCTGGTGATGTTTTTATTAATAATATAGTTAGACTTGGAGTTTCTTATATTAATGGTAGTTATTTTACTTTCCATGTATATCATGAAGATCAGAAGTTAATGCTCAATCCTTATTCTAATAAATGGGTTTTTGGTAAATTGTTAACCGAATTTACCCTTGAACAACAGGTTTATTATGATAAATATTTAAACGGTCCATTGATGACCTTTGATTTAGCTATGCAAACTGCTAATTTCTTACATGCTTATCCACATTTCACATTGGAAAATCCTATTCATGGGACTATGCTCTTGAGTGAAGAAGATAAGCAATTGGCTGATACTTTATCACAAGTTTCTGATAATTTTGAAGCTGCTGTTGATGCTGAAAAACAAGAAAGTAGTGAAGAAGAGAATGAAGAGATTACTCGTCATATGCTTTCTGTCACAGAAGAAGAGCGACAAGAATTTGTTAAAAATGTTTGTCCCTCAGAAACTCCTCAAGAAATCATCAAGCAACTTAAAATTACTAATGTTTCACCTATTATGGTTGATAAAAATATTAGTGAAGGTAATGTTAATGCTCCTAAAGTTTTTGACTTAGATAAAGAAGCATTTGTGCGAGACACAATTTCATCTAAGAAAGCTATTACCTTTGTTACTGAAGAAGGAGTTGAATTTAAAGTTCCTTTTAATAATACTAGCTTTCCATTTATTAATAGAATGAAAATTAAATATTGTGAATATAAAATTAGATTCACTCTTTTTTTAAATATTCTTGCTGGATTTATAATACCCTGGTTATTTTATCTTGTTGTAGATCCACTTATTTATGCAGGAGTATTTAATATATTTTTATTCTGGTTTATTGTTGGGAATACTAAATTTTATTTTAATAGATTTAGAAATTGGTTTTCTCTTAAACCAATTTGGCAACGAATTATGATGACTTTTGGGTTAGCCGTTGTCATTGTTATTATTATTTATATGATTAAAAAGAGAAAACAAGAAATTAATCGACATACTCTTCAAGAAGAGGGGCGTAAAATTTATAATGAATTTAAAGAAGATAATTATGATATATGGCGTACTATTGGATTAGTTGGCGCTATGGGAGTGCTCACTACTGCTTCTTTTGATTTTATTTGTGTTCTTAATGAAGATTTTAAATTTGTTGATCAGAAAGATGATTGGATTAAAACTCAGTGGGTTTTCTTCAGAAAATACATTAAATCTATTGCATCAATATGTGGTGCATTATTTGTTTTGCATAAAGCTACATCAAGACATGCTAAAGATGAAGAAATATTAATTACAGATATAGAAAAAACTGTTGAAAATATTATTGACCCAAATTATGCTGATACTTTACAAGCGAAATTGGATAAAGTATCTGAACAAACAAAAATTAAAATTACCCAAGTTAAACTTGAGGCTATAGAAAAACGAACTGGTTGGAAAAAATTTTTGAAAGAGAAATTTGATCCATTTACTGCTCACATGCGATTGTTTTATTTTCATTATACTTTTGCATTTGGGATTGGCTTAGTTGTCGCTATGCTTATTATTAGATGGTATAGAAATAAAAAGAATAAGGAAGATCCTGAAGATGATCTTTCTGTTAGACATGTTGGAACTTCTAATGTATATGAATTAGCTGATAAAGTTGCATATTATGAGTATGCTTATCATTTTAATAATAAAGTTCCTGGTCTTTTACCTGCTAATGCACTTCATGTTTCTACGTTGTTAGGTTTTGATTCTGTGGATGAATTAAATGAATTTGTTACTTCTGGTAAAAATCCTTTCACTATTGATAGGCATATGGATCCTTTTGGTAAGGATGATAGAAATAGAAAGAAAGGTAAAAATTCTAGTAAAAATAAATCAACTATTTTTGATGTTGATTATGATAATCCTGAAAAAGAATTGAATCGTAGAAAACATTTATATATGAATCAATTAGTTAAACAAGCTAAAAATAATAATATATTGTTTTCTGATATAACAGGATACCCTATGTTACATTTATTATTTGAAAATAATAAAGGAAATATAGAAACATATAATTTTAGAGGTTCTGATTCAGATTATTGGAGAAATCCTATCACTACTGATAAGGGTGTTACTACTACGGGATCTCAATTATATAATAAAGTTAAAACTGTTTTGGAAAATGGAGGAAATGTTGTTGCTCATGTTTATGATCCAGTTAAGAAAACTTGGATAGATCGACCATTCATGATAAGACACGCTGGAAAGTTTGTCGATGTTTTTAAAATGAGAAAATCAATGGGAATTGTGCTTGGACCACTTGGTCAAGGTGTTTGGCATTGTTCTAAACCTAAAGAATCATCAATTCCTATGATCTATATGAATGCTCATATAGCATATCAATTTCCTGATAAGTCACATATTACCGAAGGCTTAGTTGTTGGTGATATTGTTTTGAAAACAGCTAATGGAGCCACTGCTGTTATTAAATCTACTGAATTTAGTTTATCATGCCCTAAAGATGAGATGCATATTGAAGCATCTAAGTTAAAATGGGTAGATAATCTTGGTAAGGGCGTTAGCCCTGAAATACCATGTTTGGCCCAAGCAGATAAAATTGATTTATATGGATTAGCAACTATCATGCATCCAACTGAAACTAGTATTGAAATGAGTCATACTCCAGTTAATAAACTTGATAGTACTGATATTAATGATTTAATACATCATGCTAATATGGTTCCTGGTAGATCTGGTGATATTTTATTTAATGATAATAATGAAGTAATTGGGCTCCATGTTGGCCAATTTGGTTCTAATATGAAAGCTCAGACTATTCGTCATGTTGAAATGTCTTTAGAACAAGCTGAAGAAGCTCGTAGAAAAATAGATTTATTAATTCGAGCAAATATGTATAATGATATGAAGCAAGAATTGGGAATGCTTCCTACTGATTTTTCTGATGTACACAACCATTTAAACTCCCAATAAATGTAGGACCTCGGTTGCCGGTTTACCCATCAGGGTTGGATTATTACATAGAACCTGTTTCTACAATTCCATCAACCTACCGACAACCTACAACTGATGAGGAAAAGCCACACCCATATTATACATATTGGCGTAATGGCAATTTAAAGATCATTGGTAAAGTGAGAGATGTTCGTCTATTCAAGAGAAAAGAACATTCACTGCGAAAACAATCAGTTTTATATGATATCTTGAAACAAAATCAATTACCAATTGATGAAGCTGAAAAGCGATTTGGAATAACTAATCCTACATTAGAGAGTTTTTATAAAGATTCCAGTAAATATGATAGGATTCATCATTTTAATCCTGATTATCAAAAATTTATGGAAGCCATCCAATATTGGCAAAAAAGGTTTCAAAGATTTGTTCCTTGTGCTCATGTCATGACGACTGATGAAGCTATTAAAAAATCTGATATTAATACATCTCCTGGTTTTCCACCTAATAAGATGTATCATACAAAAAAAGAATTTATCTTGAACCATACTCCTTGGTTAAAAGATATTATCGTTAAACTTGAAAAAGGAGAACTTCATGACTTAGTTATTAAATTAGCTGATAAAGTCGAAATTCGAGAAAATGAAAAAATTCTTGAAGAGAAAATTCGTACATTTGCCCCAATACCTATTGAATTTCATGTTCTATTTATGAAATATTTTGGTGCTATAGCTGATGCTATACAGGCGCTTGACCCAACAATTTCACATAATTGTGCTGGATGGTCTCAATGGTATGGTGGATGGAATGAGTTAATGAAAAATTTTGAAGGATTCGATGAATTTATAGATTTAGATGCTAGAAAATTTGATGGTTCTATTATATCAAAGATAAGAGAACTTGTTTGGGAATTTTTCTGGGCACCTTTCTTTTTAGATCCTAAAGAGAGAGCTGCTGCTAAGAAGATTTATTTCTCAATGATGAACCCTTATATTATCACACCAGATGGTTTTGTTTTTCAACTTCCAAATGGTGGTAGATTTTCAGGTGAGTTGTTAACTTTGCTTGAAAATTCTTTAATTAACCTTTTTATATACACATATTGTGCTTTAAGAAAAGGATTTAATCTTGATGCGTTTTTTAGACGTACAATGTCAGGATTTATGGGTGATGATATTTTAGCTGCTCAATATTCTAAAGGTCAATTTCGGTTTACTGCTGAAGAATTGATTTCTTTTTATCATGAATGTAATATTGAGTTGCATGAAGGTGGTAAATTTAAAAATAACTTGCAAGAAGTTTCATTTTTGAGTTTAACCCCTTTAAAAATTAATAATTTCTGGGTATTTTATCCAGATATTGAAAAAGTTATATTTTCTTTAAGTGTCGCAAAAGAATCTAGCTCAAAAGCTGAAGTCATGCAAAAACTTTGCATATTATATGCTTATGCATATTTTTGTGCAAGTAAAGAAAATGTTGATCGAATCAAACAAGTTTGTGTAGATTATGTCACTACTTTCAAAAGTGATAATGATGTTGTAAGAATGTATTATCAATTTGATATACAACATATTGCTAGGATGTTTTTTCCTATGCGTCATATATCAGCTGCTCGCTTAATTAATCAGGCTGATAAAAGTTCAACATCGAACAATTATATGAATAAACTTACAATACACGAACAAAATCCACTCAGACATAGAGATATATCTGGGAAGAATAACGATAGACCGAAAGGCATTGATTTATCCGGACGAGGTATACCACAACACGACACTAATTTAGTTGGTAAACCTTTAAAACATTCTGAAAATAATGTTAAAATTGATGAACGAAAGAATCCTTTACATAATCCTAAAGTTGATTCTGCTGTTAGAGACGCTTATGCTGCTTATCATCGTATCCAAGATGCTAAAGGTACTGAGCAAGATAAGTCACATTTCGATGAAGAAACGGGGATTTATCCTTATAACTTCATGGGTCCTTATGTCTCTGATGGAAAATTTACTGAAAGCGTTCCTATTGACAAACATACCAAGAAACCCACAAATGGTGATGATACAAATTCAAAATACCATGATGGAGATTATTCTCTGGGAAAGAAATTGGGAGAACCTATGGATAGTCCTTTTTATGACTGGGCTGACAGCAATTTCTTGGATCGTATTAAAGATTCTAAATCTTGGATGTCATATTTAGCCTCTGGCGCTATTTATGCCTCAAAAACACTTCGAGGTCTTCGTCGTTTAATTCATAATAAGAAATTTGATGAAACTGATATCAAACTTAAAATTTCACAATTAGAAAATATTAAACATAACGAAGAAATGCCAAAAACTAAAAATCATAATGCTATGAAAAAGAAAAGATTCATTGGACCTAAGATGTCCAAAAAATTCGCAAAAAAAAGAGCTAAAAAGCAAATGAAAAGACGTAATAAAAAGCCTAAAATTATTAACCATGGTATGGTTTTTAATAAACCTAACACACGAATGCCTAGATCTAGTGGTTCTAATACTATCAGAAGATTTGTAAATGTATTTCTTGATAGTTTAGTGACCACTTCAACTGATGTTGAAGGTCAAGTTTCTGGTGTTTATCCAATAAATCCTCAAACTTTATTTCCTCAAATGGAAGCAGGAATTTTAGCTTCTTTTTATGAGAGATGGACTTGCCATCGATGGCGAGTTTGTTATAAACCTTCTACTGTTAATACCACCCCTGGTGACTTCTGGATAGTTCCAGAACCTGATGTTACTGATAATATTGCTGCTAAAGGAGCTGTTCTTAAAGTTCAATCAATTACTGATAATCTCAAAAGGATTATAATACCTTATCAGGGTGGCGTTACTGATAAAGATAATAAATCGCCTTGGTTTAAACCTTTGATTAAAAGTTTATGGACTAGTCCTAATCCAGGACATGATCCATCTCAAGTTTACGCTGGATCTGTGACTGTTGGTGTTATGCAACCTTCTGGTGTGAACTTAACTACTGGACAACTTTTTCTCGAAATGGATATGAGTTTGCATGGAAAATTTCTTGATGATTTTAGTAATTCATCGATTTGGCAAGCAAATCCAACTGCTAGCGCTTTTTTCGGAGCTGGTTCTGCAAATTCTGTTTCTGGTCGCTATCAGAATTTAATCTATCCAACACCTAGTACTAATTTATTAAATTTCACTGTTTCAGGTCGATTTTTAATAGTTGCCAAAATTGCAGAATCTAACGTCAGTTACAATGTCGTTTCTGTTTCTGTTCTTCCAAAGAATGGTACTGTTACTATTAACAATGCTGTCCAAGCCACTTCTGTTGCTATTAATAGTAATGGAGTATCTATTTCTGAATTTACTGTTGATATAACTGGTGCTACACCTGGCACTCCGGCTATTATATCTATTAGTCCTGCATCAACACCAAATACTACAATTGCTGCTACTATGTATGCAGTTCCTATTGATGGTGGTGCTGCACTGGACAAATTGGTTAAAACTTCTAGAACTATTTGCACCGAGTTAGAAGAATTAAAAGACCAAATGGCTCAAATGCGATTGCTCATTGAGTCTGAAAAAGAAAAACCGCTTATTGAAATAAGTAATGAATGTAATCATAAAAGATCACTTTATGAACCACTTTCTAGTTATCAAACTGTTCGAAAACAGTTTGGTGATGATTTAGTTGATCGAATGGATGATACTTCCATTCAGTTCTTACTTAAAAATTTTAATATGGCGCCCAAATTATCACAATAGTTGTTTTTTGCTATTTGATAAACTTGGAG